TTCTGCATCAAATCAAACGCAAGATGATTTCAAGTCTCGAATCCCTCTACCCCCGCGTCAAAGTACACGTCAAACCCGCTCTCACTCACACCTCTGAGCTCAAAGTTCGCGTAGTCCTCGGCGTATCGAAACTTCACATCCTACCCCGCGCGATGTTTCTCTGGCCTCTTTTTCGACATTATATCGAAAATCAGACCTCCCCAATGCTTTGGGGATATGAAACCATCCTCGGTGGCACCCAACGTTTGTATCTTGATATGACCATCCCCCACCTCTACTACAAGACTTATCTCATGATAGATTGGAGTGGCTTCGACCTTCGCAGCCTCTTCTCCGTCATAGACGACATCTTCTTAGACTGGACGTCATACTTCAAGTTCACTGATGGATACATCCCAACTCGTTTCTACTCAGAATCGACCTCCAACCCGGAACACCTCATCAATTTGTGGAATTGGCTCAACGACGCCTTTTTTCACATGCCCATCATCCTTCCAGATGGTGCCATGTATACCCGCAAACACAGAGGCATCCTATCAGGCCTATTCGAAACGCAGTTTCTCGACTCCCACTACAACATGCTAATGATTCTAACCATCTTTAGCGCAATGGGTCTCGACATCAACCGAATTCATCCAAAGGTCCAAGGCGACGACTCGCACACCAGCTTGACCGTCCACATCCCCCCCGACCAACACGAAGAATTCAAAACCCAGTTTTCCGCTCTCGCAGCGTACTACTTCGATCACAAAGCCAACCCTGACAAGTCCAAGCTCACAAACACCGCAAATGAATGTGAAGTACTAGGCTACTCATGCAACAACGGCTATCCCGAACGTGATTGGAGAAAGCTTCTCGCCCAACTCTACCATCCACGAGGCACTCCCAGTGAGTCCGTCCTCAAGGCCAGATGCTGTGGCATTCAATATGCTTCAATGTACCGCTACCCTCAAGTGACACGCGTCTGTAAGAACATCTACAACTTCCTCGACAAGAAAGGAGTCGTAGCTGCCGACTTACGTTCCCAACGCGACGTCATGCTCCACGGAGAAATTGACTTCAAGATTCCAACGGATCATTTCCCTACCATGGCTGAAGTGACCCGCTACCTTCGATCACCATACATTCGCACAGTGCATGATCGTGAAGAATACTTCCCAGCTTATTCTCTCGATTCACACTTCCGCGCATTTGATTGAATCCGAATCCCCGATTAAAAAAATAC